TCATTATTATTATTATTTTCATTTTCATTATAATTTTTATCATAATCCGTTAAAATAAATGATAAATCATTTAAAGATGTAAAAGCAATTGATAAAATAAAAGGTTTGTTAATTATTTCTTGATTTATTATTTGATTTATTTCATTGGAGTTTTCAAAAAAAGGTTCTCTAGGTGTCATTTTATTTAAATTTTTAAAATACTTAAAATAATCATAACCTAGATTTGGTAACCCTTTAGAATTAAAATGATTTTTAGTTTTTTCATCAAAATAATAATTTGGTTTTACGTTTCCTAAACTTGGTTTTAAAGAACAAGATTTTGTAATAACGCCACCTAGATTACTTTCAAGTAATTCTAGGATTTTAGGTTTATTAGAAGACCAACAACCGCTAGCATTTAAAAAAGGGTTTTCAAATTTAACTTCTTTGATATTCATTTTTAATAAAAGTATTATTAAAACCTTTAAATTTATTTTTAATATTTTAGAACTTTTAGGTATCATTATAATTTAAAATTGAATTTTAAATTTTTTAAATTATAATAAAAAATTAAAAAAAAATGGTTGTCATTGGTAATCCAAACATTTTGTCAATTTCTTTTGGGAATAAAGATACGACTATCCGTTTTATGGATGGAATTGTTTTACAGCTACCTAAGGAAAACATCACTGATGTTCTTGTTTCTAAGAATGGAACAAGAGTGGCGGCATGTGAACTGAACGGCAATATCTCTATTTGGGATGTTGTTAACATTAAGCTTCTCGACAAGCTTGACAAAACAACCTCTCTTTTGGAGGTTTCAAATTATCTTACACCTTCAAATGAATAAGAATTTTAAAATAAATTATAATTTTTTTTTATTAAATTTTTAGTTTAAAAATAAGCATATTTTTGGTAGATAATAATAAAAATTGATTTATTTTAATCTATTTTATTTAATTATTAAAAAGTTAACATGGCCCCAGTTGCTCCTTTCGTTGAAGCAGTCTCTTTTGCAGATGACTCATCTACCGTTTTTGGGAAGATGGGTGGTAAAACCCTTGAATTTTATATCCCTAAAAGGAACATAATCAAGCCTGCTTTTTCAATGGATGGAAAATATCTTTTCATCCAAGACCTTTATGGCAACAACTTTTTCTGGGTTGTTGAACACCTTTGGATTTGACAGCTTCATAAGTAGTTAGAAAGTTTTAGAAAAAAAATTATAATTTTTTTATTAGAATTATAATTAAAATGTTGTAAAATAATCCCAACCAGCTTTTTTGTATTCTAATGATGATTTAAAAATATCCTGATAATTATTATTATTATTATTATTTTTATAAATACCTCTTCCAACAATCCAAAACATTCCAATTCTAGGTGTTCTTTTATCTAAATTAAAAGAACTAGAATTTAAACTTAAAGGATTTCTATAAGTTTGGTCTAAATTATCGCTAGAATTAAAAAGATTAATTCCAGGTGAAAAAGTTAAAGTCTCATATTTATCAATGTATTTAAAGGTTTCTTCTTGTGATATTAATCCAGCAACTTTATTTTCATTTTTAATTTCTTTTTCATTTTTATTTTCATTTTCTTTTTCTAAATCTTTTATCATTTCAATTGTTTTTTTTGTATAATCTTGTGTTTGTGTGATTAAATTATTTTTAGAAGATAATTCACTAATTAAAAGAATACCTAGATTTGGATATTCTTGATTGATTGATTCAATAATTCCTTTTCCAGTTATTGAATGTACCGTTATAAAATCAGCCCATTCATTAATCTTATAAAATCCATCTAATTGTTTAATAACAATTGAGCCAATATCTGCAAATTTACCATCTTCTATAATAATTAAATTATATAATTTTTTAAGATTTTTCAATTGTTCTATAAAATGATGAGTAAAATCTTTAATAATATTAATATGTAATTTAATACCTAGAATATTGTTTCCTACTAAATTTATTAATTTTATAATATCATCACATTTATCTAAATCACACGCTAGAATTATATTACTTTTTTTTTCAATTGCTAGATTATAAACATAATTAGATTTAGGATTAGGAAAATACTCAATTTCTGTTTTTTTTAATTGATTTTCAATAAATTCATTAATATCATTCAAAGAAAATAATGAATACAAAGGATAACCAAATAAAGTTATTAATTCAACAATATCCTTCCTCCTATCCATTAGAACTAGAATTTTATTAATATTTAATTTATTACCAACTTGTTTTATTTTTTCATAAACTGAATTCCCAGTTGTTATAACATCCTCAACTAATAAAAGATTGTCTAAATTATTTTCATCTCTAGAATAACATCCTTCAATTAAATTTTGTGTTCCATAACTTTTAACTGCTGAACGGATATGAACTTGAGGCAAATTAGTTCTTTGAGAAATATAATTAGCAAATGGAATTCCTCCAAATTCAACTCCTGATACCAAATTAATATCCTTAAATAATTCAGGATACTTTAAAATAGCATAATCAAATAATAATTGATATAAATTTGGATAACTCATGATAATCCTCATATCAAAATATAAATTAGATAATTCACCAGATTTTAAAGTAAAATTACCAGTTTTAATAGAATTAATTAAAAATAATTTTGATAATATAATGTTCTTTAAATATTTCATTTTTCTTTAACTTTTAACTATTATTTTTTTTTAAATTAAAAATACTTTTTGATAATACTTTTTTTTAAAAGTATTTTTAAATTTAAAAGTTTTAAAAATAAATATAAAAGATTTATCAATAAAAATAATAATAAATAATTAAAATCAAATTAATATAATTAATATAATCAATTTAAAATGTGTGGTATTTGGGCTTATTTTTCTAAAGAAAATATTTCAAATGAAGAAAAAAGTAAAAAATATTCACAATTCTATAAGATGGTCAAAAAAATTCGTCATCGTGGCCCTGATTGGAGTGGTTCATTTAAATCTGTTTTAAACCCTAGTCATAATACTATTTATATTGCTCATGAGCGTTTAGCTATTAATGGTCTTGAAAGTGGTTCTCAACCTATTCACAATGTTGATTTAGGTTTAGTTTTATCTGTCAATGGTGAAATTTACAATCATATTTATAATGATGTTGATTTGAAGGATATGGATTATAAATATTTAACAAAATCTGATTGTGAGTGTATTATGTATTTATATGATTTAGAGATGAAAAAATGTGAGGAAAAACTTAAAAAGAACCCATTTGATGATGTTGATATTAATGTCTATATGAGAGCATTTATGCAAAAGGTTGAAGGTATTTTTACATTTATTTTATATGATATTAAAAGAGGTCGTGTAATTGTTGCTAGAGACCCTATTGGTGTAAATTCTCTATATTATGGATTTAATAGTGAAAATAGTAATGAAATTTATATTTCTTCTGAAATGAAAGGTTTAGAAGGTGTTGAAGATGTTAAGATTTTTCCACCTGGTAATCTTTTATGGTTTGATATTTTAAACCAAAAAATACAAAATCCATCAGTTTCTTCATCAGTTTCAACAAACTCAACAAACTCTAATGAATCAATTGAAATAATTGAAAACCCTCAAGAAATTAAATCAATTAAAAGTAAAACTGAAATTGTTCAAAATTGGGTTGAATATTATAATCCTAAGTGGAAGCAATTTCCAAATCATACTATTCTAGATGAAAATTACCATCATAAAGTCCGTAATGAATTAGTGAAAGCTGTTAAGAGACAAATGATGACTGAGGTGCCTTTTGGGGTTCTTCTTTCAGGTGGTTTAGATTCTAGTTTAATTGCATCAATTGCTCAAAAGGCATTAAAAGATAAATGTGATGGAGTTAATCGTGAATGGGGTGAAAGAATTCATACTTTTTCAATTGGTTTAGAAGATAGTCCTGATATGAAAGCTGCTGCTAAGGTTGCTGAACATATTGGAAGTATTCATCATCCTTTTGTTTTTACTATTCAAGAAGCTCATGATGCTTTATGGGATGTGATTTATCATTTAGAAACCTATGATATTACCACCATTCGCGCATCAACTCCAATGTTTTTATTAGCTCGTAGGATTAAAGCAATGGGAATTAAGATGGTTTTATCAGGTGAAGGAGCTGATGAAATCCTAGGTGGTTATCTTTATTTTCATCAAGCACCTAATGCTCAAGAATTTCAAAAGGAAAGCCATGCTTTAATTAATCGATTACATTACTCTGATTGCTTACGAGCTAATAAATCAATGATGGCTTGGGGTGTTGAAATCCGTGTTCCTTTTCTTGATATTAATTTCCTTGAAACAGCTGTTCCAGTTGATCCAAGCCTTAAAATGGATCGACGAATTATAAATGGAGAAAAAAGTAAAAACCGTATTGAAAAGCATATTCTACGACATGCATTTACAAAAGAAGAAAGTTTATATGATTATTTACCAGAAGAATTATTATGGCGTCAAAAAGAACAATTCTCTGACGGTGTTGGATATGGTTGGATTGATTTCCTTAAGAAAATGACAAATGAAGAAGTCAGTGATGAAGAAATTAAAGAAAGTGGGTTAAATAAAGAAGCACATTATTATATGGAAATATATAAACAACATTTTCCAAATCGGCAAGGTATTATTCCACGTTGGAAACCACGTACAGATTGGATGGGTATTACAAGTGATGACCCTAGTGGACGAGTTGTCAAAGTACATGAATCTTCTGTTTAACACACTTTTTAACGTTAAAATCATTAGTTTAACTGAAAAAGTATTTTTTAATTTTATCTTAATAAACTAGCTTCAGCTAAATCTTTTTTACATTGTTTTGCTACTATATTATACATTTCCAAAATATCATAACAATATTCTGACATAATTTCTAATGGTTGTTTTTTTTCATAATTTTTTAAACTTGTTGCTAAACCTCTAAATTCTATATGAATAAACATAGTTGTTGATTTTGTTTTTAAACTTTCTTTATTTTTTGGATTAAGTTCATCATAAACATGCAAAAAAAAACTTTTATCATTATTTTTTCTTATTTCATAAAATATATCAAATAACAATGATATTTTTTCTAAATGCTCTCCACTTTTTATAAGAGCTAAAATGTGTTTTTTTAATTCACTATAATTAATAGATGGATTTTTAGCACTATAAGATTTATCATATAATTTTAATTGATATGGATATTTTCCTATAAATTCATTTTGTTTTTGAATTGTCCATAATTGAACTAAATTAAGTAAAAATAATAATCCATATATGTCAAATAAAATATTATCATTACTTATATGAAAATGTATTCCACAATTAGATTTACAAACATCTTTTTTATTAGAATTTGTTAATTTTTTATATATAGCTTCAATATCTAATCTTAAAGTTAATAACTTTTTTAATTTTATATAATCAAGTAATATATATTCTCTTTTTACTTCATCACTATTACATATAATAGATAGATCAATATCTTTTTCAAAAGTTGTTATTTTATTTTCATTATTATTTATTTCTTTATAATTACTATGCTCTAATTTTGATACTTTACAACCTTCAATTTCTATACCAATATTAATATCTAATATACTGTCTTCATTTTGATATGTTGATTTATTCATTTGAAAATTAATTTTAGATAAATATAATAAAATTTCATATGGAAATTTATATTTATCTAATAAATTTTCTAATTGTGGATTAGTAATATATAAAGAATATAAATTTATAAAATTAATATCTTTCATATATCTATCATAATTTTGAAATATTTTATTAATTAAGTCAAAATTAATTTTTTCTTGTTGTGATAAAAATGATAAAACTGTATCATAAAATTTATATTTTAATAAATTTTCTAATTGTGGATTAGTAATATACAAAGAATATAATTTTATAAAATATTCTAAATTATGAATAATATCGTAGCCGTAATTTATAAATAATGCTTGAATTAATTCTAAGTTTGGTCTTGATTGTTTATTTATATATTCTATAATTTCATACATTGGTGAAAAATTTATAAAAGGAATTAATTCTTTTTTTGTATTAAATAAAATATAATCTCTCTCAAAATGTTCAGGATTTCTATTATATAAATATTTTTGTAATAATAAAATTATTAATTCAAAATTTGGATTTTCACATTTTTTTATAAATTTATAAATTTGAGGATTGTTTATTATTTGTTGATTTTTTTTTATTTGAAAATCTTGTTCTATCGTTAATACACCACCTTTTAAGTTTTTAATTTTTTTACTTTTAATTTTTTTACTTTTAATTTTTTTACTTTTAATTTTTTTATTTTTATTTTTTTTACTTTTAATTTTTTTACTTTTAATTTTTTTCATTTTAATATTATAATATTTTTAAAAAATAGTAAAATTTTTATTAACACTTTTAAAAAAAAAAAGTGTTTGTAAGTTTAAAAAAATATAAAAAAAAGAAATTTAATAGTAAAGTAAATCAAATCAAATAATAATTAATAATTAATTTTAATAATAAATCATTAAATCATAATCATAAAATGTCTAAAAATAGCAAAATTGAAGAAGTTAAAGAAGATATCAAGGAAGATTTCCTAGATGTTGATAAAGCCATTCCTGGTCAAAATTACTGTTGTATTTCTTTTGTTAGTCCTGATAAAATCCTTGGTAAAAAGGAGGATTATTATTTCCACGAGTTCAGTAAGAAACGATTTCAATCATTCCAAAAGGATTTTAATGGTAAATTAGAAACTCTTATGGCAATGTCAGTTGATGGCAAAGTTGATTTAAGTGCTTTAACTGACCTTCAACAATCTTTTAAGGCTGATACTAACAGACACGTTTCTCAAACATTTGAAAGTTTTTGTGATGACTTAAAAGACTTTAAGTATGCTAATGAAGAAGCAATTGAAGCTAAATTCCATGAAGAAAACAATTTTCAAACAAGTGTTCGTGGTGTTAAAATCCGTGGTTCATACAATACCATACGTGAAGCCCAAATTCGTGCCAAAGTTCTTCAACGTATGGACCCTTCCTTTCATATTTTTGTCGGTCAAGTTGGTTATTGGCTTCCTTGGGATCCAACTGCTGATAAGATTGAAAACCAAGAATACCAAAACAATCAATTAAATGAAATGGTTAA